TAAATCTACTAAAACTAAATGTTCTTGTTGATTTCGTGATTCTTCTATATTTTTGTCTGTGCTATCTAACTTTTCGTACTTTTCGTCTATGAGTCTTTTTAAGCTTGAAAACATATCTTGTATTTCTTCTTCTGATGTAGTTTCTGCCATTGTTTGAAAAGTTTCATTTTTATAAGTTGCAAAAGCATACCTAACTCCATTAATTGTTCTATATGTAATATCCATTAGTGATTTACTGTTATACTCCAAGTTCCAGACCAAGTTGTTCCCGGACTGCCACTAAACCCGTTGCCTGCATGGTTCCATGAATTATTTACTAAAGTAGAGGTCAAAACTGTGTAATTTCCTAAAGTACCATTGTTGGAATGAGTAATTTGGTACCTACTTTGAAAAGAACCATTACCTGTATTACTGCTTGTGCAATGAATAGTCGTAGCAGCAAAATCGCCTTTAGCAGCACAAGAAAGACTTACAAAGGGAGTTGGAAATGCTGCATTACTTGTTCCCGCAGTTCCTCTATGCCCATCACAATATATGTATATGTAATCACTACCATTTGTATCTACGTAATACATTATTCCATATATGATAATAGACTCATTACTGCCTGCACTTGTACCTCTAAACTTATCCATGTCTATTGTTCCAGAAGAAGGTATAGCTCCAGAATTTCCTGTTAAATCAACACCTGAACGCTCATTAATAGTAATAGAGCCAGTGGAATTTGATACATCAGTTCTGAGGCTACTATGTGCCCACCCATTAGCATATCTCGTAAATGTAGATTTTCCACTAGTATAATTTGTAGAAGTATTTGATACTGTAGGTGTTATAACAGTAGTAGAAGCAGTATTACTAGGTAGACTTCCTGAGTAGTATTCATTCAAACTAATAGGATTACTTCCACCAAACTCACTTTGAATTTGTGAAAATGATATTGCTCCTGAACTTGAGATTGCCATTATTTACTTTCCTTTTCTTGCCACTCTATTTTAACCATACTTTCTACATTTCTATGCCAATTTTCATGGTCTTTAAAAAGTTGTGGAGTATTTTTCCAAATACTTGTAGCTAAATTTTTTCTTGTTCCTTTATGTACTCGAGTCACTCTGTGCATTTGTGCTGAGTCTATAAGTACAAATCTATTTTCTTTGGGTCTTATTCTTTCTATATTTTCTGTATCAATATTTAAAGCATTTTTACATTGTGCTTCTAAATTTAATCTCTCATTGTATGGTGCTACTTCCATAACACCACCACATAAATCATGACTTACTTCTACATAATAAACTAAACTTTTGTCTGCTATTAAGTAATCATCATTTATATAGTGTGCTTCACAAGTGTCTTGATGCCATTCTAAAGAACCCATATCTTGAAATACTCTAGACCAGTATTCAAATCCACCTTCAAGATAATCATTTGGATTTATTAAATCTTCCCATAAAAGTTTTATAACTTCTTCAACTGGATTTCTAGGATTTTCTGCCCACCAACCTTTCCAATAGTTATACATAGGCATAGTTTGATATGCTTTAGATTCTGCTAAATTAAAATCTAGTTTTAAAGCATGGTCTTTTACTATCATTTATTTTCTAGTTTTTCTATTTTTGCTGATAATTCTTTTACAGCTTCAATCAATACTGCTGTTAGTCTGCTGTAATCTACAGACTTAGTTCCCATTTCATCGTCTGCTGTTAATACTATTTCTGGTAATATTTTTTCTACTTCTTGAGCTATTACACCTATGTTTTCTTTTTCATCTCTTGTATAGGTAACTCCTCTTAATCTATTTACTTTATCTAAACCACTTTCTAAAGTTTGAATATTATCTTTTAGTCTTTCATCTGAGTAAGCTGTAACATTATTGTTAAAGGTTGCAGCACCTGCTTCAGAGGCATCTATAGTTAAAGCTACTATTTCAGTTCCACCATCATTAACTCTAAATATCATGTCTTTGTCTGAGGTAGAAGCACGAAGTGTAAAGTTTGCAGAACCCATGTCTATTTGACCTCTTTCAGTACCGCTCTGTTTAAAAATTACATTTTCGCCAGCTGCATCAAGAATAATATCTCCAGATACATCAAAAGTTAAATCTCCTGTTCTTGTAATTAAACCTCCACCAATATCAACAGAACCATTAAACGTAGCCCTTCCTGCATCTGACATATCAAGTCTTAGTGCAGTTATATAAGAGCTGCCATCATAACCATTTAATTTTATGTCTTTATCTTGAACCACAGCATCTATGTCAAAATCTCCGCTATTGTTTGCGAAATTACCCCATTGAGTTCCTGCGTCTTTTAAAGCTATATTTCCACCATCAACATCTATAGTTAAATTATCTACGACATCAATAGTCATAGAACCAGAAGCATTTGCTATATCTCCAGTAAAAATGGCTTTACCAGCTTCTGACATATCAAGTGTAAGTGCAGTAATATCACTTCCTCCATCTGTTCCTTTAAATATGATGTCATCATCACTACTTCCATTGTCTATTGTTATATTTCCTGAAGAAGTAGATATAGTAACTGCTGCATCTCCTGCAGTAATATCATCAGCTGCAGAGGCACCACTTGAAGTTATAGTAGAAACTAGAGCTTTCTTTAAACTATTATCAGACGCATCAAAAATAAGAAGATGGTCTGCATCTGCAGCAGACACTTGAGTTTGGTCTGATATTACTCCTGCTGCTAAAAATTCTGCTTGTACTTTTGTTGTCATATTATCCCTCTAATGTTGTAATTCTTGCTTCTGCGGCTTCTAGTTTTGTTGAAAGCTCTTGTATTGATTTTGTTAATAAAGGTACTAATTTAGAATGGTCTATACCTTGTGGGTCTATTTCTGCTGCTGTCTTTACATCACCAACTTTTTTACCTTCTGGTAATTCATCACTTTCTGTATAAAGAACCTCCGAAGTCATAGCATCTTTTTCACCTGAAATAGCTTCTGGAACTATGTTAGAAACTTCGTGTGCTAAGAATCCATCTACTAATGTATTTGTTTCGTCTGCAATAAAATTAAATCTTGCAGGTTTTAGTTGTTTAACTCTATTTAAAGCATCAAACTCATAATTAATATTTTCTTTTAATCTGTAATCTGAACTTGTTGAATAAGTAACAGATGTACCTGTGGTACTGATTCCACCTGCATAAGTAGCCGAAGAATCAGTATTTCTATAAAATTGAATTTGTGCAACAGCCTGAGCACCTGTTTGTCTAAACTGAATATAAGAGTTTGACTGTTCTAATGATAAAGATGCTGTACCTGTTCTTGTAGTTGAAGTACCTATTAAAAAATTACCAGAAGAATCAATTCTTACTCTTTCTGAACCATTAGTTTCAAATTCTATGGTGTTACTATCTCTTAAAAGTATTCTGTTTGAACCGTCATAATTATCTCCCATGATAAGACCAGCAGAACCCCCATAGACATACATATAATTATTTGAATAAGTGCCAATTATGCTATTAGTAAAAGTAAAATGATTGGAAGCAAAGCTCATAGAGTTTGCAACATTAATAGAACCAGAGCCAGTAATTCTTAGTCTTTCTGCTAAAGTTCCTCCGCCTCTTGTTCTAAGAACTATATCTCCGTCCTCTGTGCCGTCTGAAACATCTGTGGATATAAAGTCTATGGACTGGAATATAGTTTCCTCACTAGCATCGTTTTCTCCACTTACATTTATCATGCCTATGTAATCATTGTCTGCAGGAGAACCTGAAAGTTTTTGTAATCTTATATTTGCTGGATTAGCATCTGCATTGGTGTTTATAAATCTTGCTGTAACTGAACTAGCACCAGAATCGGAAACTACTAATGGGTCTGAGCCACTTGTTGTTCCTATTAATACATTTTCACTACTATCAATAGTAATAGCCGTAGCATCGGAACTATCTGAAACTCCTGTATTTAATAATCCTCTTGAAATTTTTGTTAATGCCATATTATCCCTCTAGTGTTTCTATTCTTGACTTTAAGTCGTCTATTATGACTTGTTGTTCTTGGATTGCTTTCATCAAATAAACGGTCATACCACTTGGGTTAAACCAATGTTTACCATCTTTAGGATTTATTTGATATGCTTCTGGAAACTTATCTACTTCATTTTGTGCTATATAACCTTTTATTTCTTTTTTATTTTCATCACTTTTATATGTAAAAGTAGAAGGTTTTATATTTTTAAAGCTATCTAAAACATTTTCATTCCAATCTTTTACATTTTCTTTAAAGGCTATATCTGAACCACTTTGAGAAAAAGTTGTGCCGCTTGAATTACTTAGTATGTAGCCATTTGCATTTCCAGAGCTGTTAAATATATACAATGGAAAGTAATTATTAGATGAATCTGGTATTGTGACAAGTCCTGAATAACCATTACCGATATTTCCTATGTGTAAACCATGATTAGCATTTGCATCTATTGAAACTTTATAACCTGAATTTGGACTTGTAGTACCAATACCAAGTCTACCAGAAGAATCAATTCTCATTCTTTCTGTATCACTTGTACCAAATATAAAAGCACTAGCACCTGTATTTAAAAGGAAAGCATTATTAGCTAAATAATTACCAGTGCCAGAACCTGCTATACCAAAAGTTATACCTGCTGTTGAATTTGCATTACTAAAAGTTTGATTTGCATAATTACCTGTACCATCTTTTTTAATCTGTAATCTTGAATTTGGTGCAGTAGTTCCTGTTCCTACTCCAAGATTATCTGAAAGAGTTATGTCTCCGCCAGAGGCGATTCTCATTTTTTCTGTACTATTTGTACCAAACGCTAAAAAATGATTGCTTGTAGTACCTATGACTGTCTCTAGATTTGAACTAATAAAAGATTTAGCTGCTCTATTTAGTCCAAATAAAGTTCCAGAAGCACTACCACTATAAGAAAGTGTTGAAAGACCATTATCATCACTATTACGCACTTGTTGTTGACCTTGTCCACTTGAAGATGTAGTAGTTATTTTTGAAATTGTATCTCCAGCAGAACTAATAGTTAAATTTTCTCCTGGACTTGTGGTTCCTATACCAACAGCCCCTCCTGTAGTCATAAATAAATCGGGGTCTCTAAAACCACCACCAATACCAAAACCACCAGATTGGACTCCAACATTTCCTTTTACAGTTCCACCATTAGCAAATAGTAGAACTCCACCTGCACTTCCTGTTCTATCAAGTAGTGTTGCATCACCCGCCATTTCAATATGTACTGGTCTACTTGGTGATGAATTACCAATACCCACACGTCCTGTATCAGTTATAATCATACGTTCAGTACCAGCAGTATCAAAACGTATTTTATCTTCATCACTAGACTCTTCCATTTGAATCTTTGTATCACCATCAGAGTCTTGGAAAGTTGCAACTGATGTATTTGTAAGCGTTATAGCTTCGACTGCCGTTCCGTTTGGTGGGGCAGTACTAAAAGTTAAAGTGCTTCCTGAAACTGAATAAGTTGATTTGTGTTGCATTACACCATCAATAGTTACAAAACATTGATTTTCTGAACTTGGTGTTGTTCCAAGTGCTAAAGTAGTATCGGAGCCGTCTCCTGTCATTGTTGCAAGAATAGGAGCAGTTCCAACTATACCACCCTCTAATTGAAAAACTTCTATAATTCTACCATTTAAAGGTGCTGTTGCAAAAGTTAAAGTTGTTCCTGATACGCTATAAACATTATCTGCTTGATACACACCATCTATAAATACTATAAGACCGTTTTCATTACTCATACTTGTAGTAAGAGTAAAAGTAGTATCAGAGCCATCTCCTGTAAAAGTATTTTTAGCAAAAGAAGAACTACTTCCTCCACTTCCACTTGATGCAAAAGTAATAGTATCATTACTTGCATTAGTAGTGATTGTCATATTTGAACCAGCTGCAAAAGTTAAAGTATCAGTAGCTGAGTCTGCCACTACATCATCTTGTCCTGAGACTGATAAAGTTTTGAAAGCTTCAGAAACACTTCCACTTGCTGTTGCAAAAGATAAAGTTCCACTTCCATTTGTAGTTAATACTTGTCCATTACTTCCATCTGATACATTTAATTCTGATATTCCTACTGCATTTGCTGCTATTTCACTTGCTCCAACAGCATCAGTTGCTATCTTTGCTGCTGTTACTGAATTTGCTGCTAGTTTTGCTGAAGTTACATTTAAGTCTGCTATCTTTGAAGTTGTTACTGCATCATCTGCTATTCCTGAAGCACTTGATACAAAAGTAATAGTATCGCTACTTGCATTTGTAGTGATTGTCATTCCACTTCCACCTACTAGCGTTAAAGTATCTGTTGCTCCATCAGCTACTACATCATCTTGTCCTGAGACCGATAGTGTTTTAAATGTTTCTGTTACTGTTCCTGACGAAGGGTTTGCAAAAGATAGCGTACCACTTCCATTAGTTGTTAATACTTGACCGTTACTACCGTCGCTTACATTTAGTTCAGAGATACCTACTGTATTTTGTGATATCATTGCTGCTGTAATACTATTATTTCCTAAATTATCTTGTTTTGCGGCAAGTACAGCAGCACTTATCTGTGTGGCTCCTATACTATTGTCTGGAATCTCAGAAGATGTTATTGAGTTTTGTGCTATTTGTGAAGTACCTACTGCATTTGCTGCTATTGCATCTGAAGCTACATAAATTCCTGACCCCATAAGTCCATGATTACTACATTGATAGTATAAAACTTGAGGAGTAGAAGTAGTAACTGCTATTTGAACATAAGCTCCACTATTTCCAGCAGAGCCACTTGTTGTTACACCTGTAGTATATTGAGTTGCTTTTGCAGCATCTAAATAAAATCTAAGTGGGTGACCTGAGTTTGAGTTATCTGATTGGTCAAATTTATAAGTGTTACCTGGGATAAGAGAGAGAAACGGCCCCTCGAGACCTTGAATAGTATAACCATTACTAGAGCCGTTTCCGTGATTTGGGTGTGCTGCTGTTTTTGTTATAACTTTTACAACTAATTCTTGAGTTCCAAAAGAGTTAATACCTTGAGGTGCATAAGCATGTATTGCATCTCCTGTGCTTCCATCTACATGCTTTCTTAGAAAGAACTTTCCGTCTTTCGTATTAATTGCTACTTCTCCTAATGCTAAATTAGAAGTGGTAGGTATAGTTCCAGCCGTATTCGACCTTTTTAATTTTACTGTTTGTGCCATATCTATGGTGTCCTATCTTTGTGCGTATATACGCAGGAATTAATTATTAACTGAAGGTGCCTCCATCAATTGTATTACTCCAAGCAAGGTTATTTGAAGAACCAACTTGAAGAATTTGTCCTACATTATTAGTAGAGTCATAGCTTCCGAGTGGTAGTCTTGAGTAACCACCATCTGCTCCATTTGCTCCAAATAGTATATCTCCATTTACAGTTTGAGAAATACCTTTTAGTCTTAAAGCATCTGAAGTAACTTGAATTGTTTTATCATCAACAGCCACATTTAGAGTATTACCTGATTTAGTTAATGCTGTTCCAGCAGTTATTTGACCTGCTCCTGAGAACTGAGTAAATGTTAGTGCTGTACTACCAACTGTGATACTTCCTGTGTTTGTTAAAATGTAACCATTTTGAGCATTACTTGTACCTTCTTCAACAAATACAAAAGCCAGAGACGATACATCGCCAGTTTGGAAGTCTGATGCTCTTACTGCTGCTCCACTCGCTTGGACGACATATATACCGTTCTCTGACCCTGTAGTTTGATTTTTAAGTAAGACTCTATCTCCAGTTGCTAAAGTTACACCATCTAAAGTATCATTATTTTCTAATGCATTAGCGATTGTAGCATTAGCTGTTGAAGCTACTCTTACAGAATCTTTTACATCTAAGCCTTGTTTAACTGCATCAACATATTCTTTTGTTGCTAATGAGTTAGTACCAAATCCTGCCCTATCTTTATATCCACCAGGTACAGTAACTGTTCCTGTTCCATGTGGAGTTAAATTAACATTATTATTGCTTCCTGTAGTAGATAAAGTAGACCCGTCTAATTGTAAGTTATCAACAACTATAGAAGTTAAACCAGTAAACTGTCCACTTGATAAACTAGCAGTTCCATCACTAATTGTAGTAAATGTACCTGCTCCTGCACTTGAACCACCAATAGTTGCTCCGTCAATAGTACCACCATTAATATCTACAGTAGTAACTGTACCTAAATTACTAATAGCTGCTCCATTGAAGTTGATTGTTCCTGAAGCTGTTAAGTTAGTAAAGGTAGCAGCGCCTGCAGCACTTCCACCAATAGTAGTGCCATCAATTGCTCCACCATTAATATCAAAGTTTGTACCTGTAATTTCTGAAGAACCACCATCTAGTGTTTGACCTAAAGTAATCTTTTCTCCAGAGTTAGTAGTTACAAAACTCATGTAAGTATTATTATCTACTGATTTAATTACAAGAGAAGTTGAACTATTATCTATAATTTTTAACTCAGTTGCTTGAGTTGATGTATCTATTGTACCACCAGTTAAATCAAGGTCTAAGTTTTGTGCCGCTGTTAATACTATATCTCCACTTGTAGAAGTTAATGCATTTCCATTTAATTGTAAGTTATCAACTAATAAATTATCTATTTTGCTGTTTGAATCTACTACTATAGCTGAACTTGCTGTTAATGTACCAGCAGTATGGTCAACCAAATTTACATATACTTTACCACCGATTATGTCATTTGAGCTACCATTACCGATAAATAGTTTATCTGAATCGAATGAATACGCTAATTCACCAGCACTTAAAGCTGACGATGGAGCGGCGGTACTCGTACTTCTTTTTATTTTTATTGTTTGTGCCATCTTTTTTCCTTATTGACTTCTAGAAGTTTCCACCATCTAGCGTGTCCATTGTTCCAGTTGCTTGTGCAAGTGGAACGAATTCAAAATTATTTGTTGAAGTTTCTCTATAAACTTTTAATTGGTCATCATCAGTATCATACCATAAATCTCCTTCTGCTAAATTTGAACCTGAAGGAGTATTTGGTCCTCTAAAGAATTGGTCTGATAATACTTCTAAAGCATTTGCTAATGTTCCTTGTGGAATAGTATTATGTGCTTCTACGGTTACGTTCTCTGCTGTTGTAGAAGGAGATATTAAATCCAATGAAGTAGTGATTGTAGTGATTGTTTCATTTAAAACTACACCAGTCCCTGATACTTCTTGAATCTCTACTATTATCATCTAGTTACCTCTGGTGATACAGTTACCTGTCCTTGTAGTAATCTTGTTACTACTCCTGCTGAAGTTGTTATTTCTAGGTCATACACATAAATTCCTTCTTCTAACGCTGCAGTAGCTGTTGCTGTTGCACTTATACTTAAAATACCTTGTGTAGCATTTATTACTGCGGCAGTCATACTTAAAGCTACAGTTGATGAGTCATAGGTACTTCTTAACTGCATTGCTGCAGTATGCCCTGTTAAATTAAGAGGCGAATTATTCTCCTTAACAGTCATCTGTCTATTGAATGTTGCGCCTTGATTTAATGTAAAATTGTATATTCCTGCTGACATTTATATATTTCTCCAATTATAGAATTATACTAAAAATTTGACCAAATGTCAAATGTTATTTTTGATAGGTATGACTTTTTAAGTCTGGGAGGGGACTTTGGTATTTTTATGGTAAAAGTTTTTTGGTTGATATAAGTATGTAATCCAAATGAAAAATTTAGATTTAGTCGTCTAGCTTGGTGGAGTCGGAAACTCTATTTGAATTCGTTTTAAACTTTTATCATATGTATCAGGCAAATTACGTAAAGCCTGTCTATAAGTAGCCCACTCAGCTTTTTTAGAGTCAGATAAAGGACTATCTGCAGCCTGTGTCCAATCAGTAGACTGAAGTATCCTATCTCTATCTTGTCTAACCATAGCTAAAGTATCCTCAGGAGTTTCAACTTTTGCTTCTTTATCAAGAAAAACTACAGGGTTAGTTATAGGTAATTGTACTTTATCATATGCTTCAAGGTCGATTAAAGCATCTACAAGTACTAAATCTTCCTCAGAGGCTAAAAATTTCATATCCTTTATAGTTTTTCCTTCAGGAAACTCATTTGGTATATAAGTCATTCCTTGCCCTATGATAACTCCAGTTGTTTTATTATAAATTATAATGTTTTTAAGTTCTTCTGTCATTACGCTTTCCTAAAATTTGTTGAACTAATAAAGGCTCTAACACTTGGAATCTGAGTACCAAATTTAAAAATATCGTGCATAAAAGCAAAAGTATTAAAAACATGATATTTATTTGCTGTTAAGGTGAATTCTCTAGCTCTAGTATGTAAGAAATCTGCGTTAACTCCTACTACAGCATCACTTTGATTTTGATTAGTATTAGTGATTGAAGAGTCAAAAAAAGAAGTATTTTCACTAAAACTAGTAACAGAAGCGCAAGTTCTATGTTGTCCTGCCTGTCCAAAAAACTCAAAACCAAAAATAAAACTATAGGTACCACTAAATTCAGGTCTAAAATTAAATTGAACAATTGGTCTTAAAAGAGCGGGCAACCTGTAAGTAAGACCAGAACCATCAGTAATTTGTTGATTAAAATGCACCCCCGAAGCATCTCTATGAAAGGGTGATGCTGCACCAAAACTTTGGAACCATATGTTTGTATTAGTAGAGGTAGAATATAAATATCCAGGTTGGGTTGCAGGGTTAGTTAATTGAAGAGTAGTAGTTCCTACAAACCCTGTAGTAGATACTACTGATTTATCTTGTACACGCAAAGTACCAGTACTAATAGAAGCCGCATTTATGTTTGTCATAGTCATATTGCTACCATTAAAAGTACCCCCACTAATTCTAGTAGCGCTAAGATTTCCAGCTGTTATTGCATTTGCATTTATAGTTCCATTTGCGGTAACATTTCCTTCAAATGTAGCATTTCCACTACTATCTATACTAAACTGTTTTGAGTCTATTTGTCCATTTGCTAAATTAATTCTTGAGCCTACAACAGCAGATGTATTTGAATTTTGTGCAAAGTTTGTTGATTCTAAATTTATAGCCTTTATAGTACCAGTAGTAATATTATCTCCATTTATAGTTGTTGTACCTGATGTTGATAAATCTGTAAAGACTACAACATCTGTAAAATTAATAAATGTTGAAGGAGTTCCAAATGTTAAATTGCTTCCACTTGATATACCTGCTCCAGCTGAGTTTTCAACTGCTGTAAAATCAGCTAACCAATACTTTGGAGTTGTATCTCCAGGGTCTGCTTCAGGTGGAGTCTTTTGCCATGTACCAGTTGCGCCATAAGAAGTAGTTCCACTATCAAGTCCTGTAAATGCTCCTGTTCCAAAAGTAAAAACTGCGTTATTATCTGCATCAACAGCACCTGGACTAGTAGCTGAATCAAGACTAAAATAAACTGCCCCTGTTGTTGTTCGTATACCTGCAGTACCTGCTATTCCTTGTTTTATTATTCCTATCGTTGCTATTGCTGTGAAAGTTTCTCCACCTTCAGTTAGAGTTGCTTTTACAATTTTAGGAGTATCTGTACTTACAAAAGTACTTGCATCTATAGTTGCACTAACTCCATTAATACTTACACTTCCATCAGTAAATGCACCATTTCCACTTCTTGCTGTTCCATCAGCATCTAATAATTGTATTGTAGGTGTTCCTGACAAATTTCTTTTTGTAACTGTAAAGGTTGTGTCTTGTCCTGTACCGCTCGGGTCTAAAGCTGCAGAGCCATCAAAGTTTATGGTAAGGTTTTGTCTATCAAATCCAAAAGAAGGGTCAAGTAATTTTGATACTCCTGCAACTCCACTTGTATTATTTGGGGCATAAGCACTATGAAGAACTCGTCTACCATTTGTAACAGAAGTATGTATTCGTTTATGTCTTACCCAAAAATTTCTATTACTAAATTCTCCGATTAAAAATTCTGCCGATGTTGCATTATCAACTGTTGCTATTAGTACTGCATTGTTTAAATTTGAAGTAGAAGCATAAATTTCTGTACTATCAGTTACCTCTTTAAAGTTTGTAGCATTTGTCCAAGATATTGCAAAAAATCCTGGTTTAGATGATGATACAGTTAAATTAGTTGGAGCTCCAGGAGCTTTTATTGTTGAGTCTACTCCTGAGTCTTGACTGTAAATCGCAGCTCTTCGTTGCTTACTTATAATATATGGAGAGTCATCATACTCTATTGCTTTTATTGTTACTGTGCAATCTGCTTGAAAGTTTAAATTTATTATTCTAAATAATTTATTTACAAAACCAAAAGGCTCATAAGTTAGTCCAAAAACTTGACCTGGTTTTATTAGTAATCCTTTTTGTCCAACTCTAAATGAAATTTCTTTTTGATACCTTGTTTCTGTCAATGCTTTTTCTGCATTTATTCTTCCATTAAAGTAATTAGTTATACCACTAAATGCTAACGATTGAGTTTTTCTAACATTTCTATCGCCCTCTAAATATTTGTCATTTAGAAATGTTACACTTCGACCTTCAAAGTGTATAGCAGGGTCAGGTATTGATGCTTTTACAACATTCTTAGAATTTTTATTTGAATTATCTGTGAGTTTAATATCGCCAATAATATCTGAATGTTCTATAAAGTAAGGATTTATATTTTCTTTGTATGTAGTACCATTAAAAGTATTAGCAGATACTGGAGCAGAAACTTGAGTTTCTATATCTAATACATACTGACCTTTTTCATAAGAAAGAAAACCATTAAAGTGTGCTAACATCATATTTACATTTGCAAATACTGATTTACTTGTATCTAATAGAAAGTTTGTTTGGTGTCTAGTTACCCATCTTTGATGATGGTGTTCCCAGCCTAAGTATCTCCAGTATTTAATAAAATCAGAATCATATAGTTCATATCGAGCTGAGAAACTTTTATCAAAAGTCAAAGTTGTTGAGCCATCAGTTAAAGTTAAATTTGCTCCACCACTCAAAGGTGCTACAAAACTACCTTCATTAAACTCTTGAGCAGGACTGGAAGTCAGCGTGCTTGGAGTAGCTTGTGTAAATTGGTAGAATCCTGCAGCACCGCTTGCTCCAGACGGTGGATTTGTCTCAAGTATGACATCTCCCTTTTCATATGTTCTATAATTATTATGAAGGTGATATAATTTACCTGTACACTCTGTAAAAGTTACTAAATTAGTTGTTGAATTAAAACTTTTTACTTTACCTGAAAAAGGAGGATTACAACCTGTAACATTTCCAGGATTAAATACATATCTATTTCCAATAGTAGGTGTACCCCCTGTTAGTTTTATAGTTACATCTGAGCGTACATCACAAAGTCGTGCAGAAGTTATAAAACTACTTAAATCCATATCTGTATTTAGGTCTAATCCTTTACCATAAATACGATTAGTCATATAATCTAAAAGTTGCATAGCAGGATTATTACCAGCTCGTAAATCGCTTCCACTTCCTGTTATTGTAAAAGTATGAATTGGTAAAGGAGCAAACATAAAAGGAGTTTCTATTGTTACTTTATTTGTTGAAGTATTAAAAGCTGTTATCTTTCTACGCTCTCCAGTTTCCTCTATTTTTAAAAATTGACCTACTATTTGATTTGCATTTGTTAAACTACTAATGGCAGAAACAGAACTAAAGTCAAATATTTTTGAATTTTGAAGGGCAACAGGTGTATCAGTACTAATTGAGGCAGTAAAGTTTCTTGAGTTTGTAAAAGTTAAAGTGTTTCCTGAGATACTAACTGTAAATGCTCCATGTTTAAAATTTTCTAAGTTTCCTCCAATATCATCTCCTGCAGTTTGTGAAACCATTTGAACCTGATTTGTACCTGTTAAATTTCCTAGTGAAGCTACTGTTACGGTTAGTTTATCATTTGAGAAACTTAGTGAACTTGCATTTACTCTTTGGTCAGGAAAAGCTGTTGGAGTTCTTACAACTCCTGCATTCCACGGTAGCATTGTCCAATTACCTGCTCCTATTTTATTTATTCGTATTTTATCATAAAGGGGTCTGCCGTTTGGAGCTACTAAAGTGCTTCCATCAACTCTAAAAAATGGAGCAACATCAAGTCTGAATCTGTATGATTCATTTCCTAATCTATCCGTAACTTCATATCTATCCATAACTCTGAATTGAGTGCCGCCAGAACTTGTTTTTGCAGTTTCATAGCTTGAACCTCCATTATAACTAACTTCTACCCCTACAGTATCATTTTCATATATTGGTAAAGTATCCCCATTTTGACTAGTTGCTGGGTCAGGCACATATGTATTATCATAATTATAATTTTCATAAACTTTTCCTTTGACTGTATATTCTAACTCTGGAAGTTCAGTCATTTCTTCATTTATGTTGTATTCAGTTAAGACATATGCAGTATCTAATAATCTATGGTTAGGACTCCAGTAAGGAAGATTTCCAGTATAAAAATCAGATTGTCTTTTAAAATCATTAGTTTTTGCCAAAGCTACTAGCTTGCTTAAAGCTGATTGGTCTTCTATTCCTCTCATAAAACTAATGGCAAAGTCAAAATCATCTCCAAAAACAGCTTTAAAGTTTACATTTTCTCTGTGTTGTAGTCCATCAGCATTTCCAACAGTAGAGTTACTTTGGTCAAAAGCACTTGATTCAATAGTATTTACTACTGGAGCACTTGCAGTTCCACCATCAAATCCTATAGGAGTTGTTCCTTCTAAACTAATAACTGGTATGTCAATCTGTGGCTCTATTTGATTTAGAGAGCCTCCAACTGTGGGGTCAGGCTTATAACTTTGATTATCATCATTCTCTACGGTGGTTGAATTTGTATTAACTGTAAAAATATCTACTCCTCCAAGAGTATCTCCTCGACTCATTCTACCGAAACATACCATTTTTGAATCATCTTTATTTGTTCCAGTGTTAGCATTTCTAGTTAAAAAATCAGTTTCATCAACACAAATTATACTTGTATCATCAATATGAGCATTAAATACTCCATGCATTTCTCCTTCTGCTAAAGCATAAACTACGAATATTTTTCGAGCGTCGTTTTTATCAGTATCAGCAAATACAGGTATTCCTTCAATTTTTCTTACTCCATATACGAGAGGAATACTTGCTGCTTTCATTCCTATATCTAAATTTACTTTTTCATTATGAACTATTTCTTCTTCGTATTCTTCTATTCCATAGTTTTTTCCACCAAATATTCCTCGTAAGCCTCCTGCTCGACTTGATACACTTCTAAAGTTTCTTCGTTTTTCTATTCGTTGATACTCAGCAAGAGTTGCAAGTGATGTTTCTGCATGTAAAAATCCTAAGTCTGCTGCATGAGCAGGTCTTAGTGCTTGTAGGGGATTTGGTTTTTCTTCTGCATTTAATCCTCTTTGAGCAGAGTCTGAAGTTATTCTTCCTCTTATTTCATTAAAATCTCCCCAATGACTTGTTAAAGCCCAACTCACAGTTGAACCTTTTGATTTTTCATTTAGAGTACAACTACTTATGATTCCTTTAAATGTAAGTATGCCGTTTATAGAATTTGTATCATTTACTCCATGAACATCGCCTGTTTCTGGGTCAATAAAAATTTTATAAACAAATACTTCCCTATTAAAAAATGTAGGAGAAGCTAAATCATTACTTTCTATTGCTAAAACTCCTCTAAGTTCATCGGATTCTAAAGTAATTGTAAATGCTTCGGTAATATTGGAACTTGGAAATCCAATATCAAAAAATCCAGTTGAATTATCATTTCCAGTCTTTGCTAGTGTTAAAGTTTGATTTGAGTTTGAAAAACCAGTGATAATATATTTTGCTGAAGAAGTAGAATTAGTGCCGTCTGTTATTACTGTACCACTATTTCTTGATATAGATACTAAATCTCCTTCACGAAAGCCTTGTTCTACAAAATCAAATACTTCAGTAGTAAATCCTGATTGATAAGCAAAAGTTCCATTAGTTGAAAACTGAGCTGTAATACTTACAGAAGTATTTAAATGTTCTGCTCCTAAAACCAGATTCATAGTTGTAGATTTTGCTTGAATTGTTTCAGAATAAGAGCCAAGTGATTTTATTCTATTTGCTCTATAAATTTGTGCTCCATTTGCATTTCCATCTTGGTCTGTGCTTCCATCATCAAAACTTATATCTCTTGAAGCATCAGTAAAGTATGCATATCGATTTGCATTTGTTCTAAATCCTAAATTATCAGGCGCATTTGGTCTTTCAAACTTTATAAGGTGAGCGTACTCAAATGGAGCATTTGAGATTAATACGGTTTCTATATCGGTATTTATATCTTTTTTAACAGACATTAGGGTTGAGCCTCCTCAAGACTAAGTGAAAATTGGTATAAGTTATTAGTTCCTAAACTATATTCTAGGACATCTTTTGTATTAATAACTCGAATAAGTGGATTTGTAAATACTACTGTGCTTCCTGAAGTTACACTTTTTTCAAAAGGTGGAGAAACATAATATCTTCTCTCACTTGCAGTATTTAATGCAGAGTCAGAAGATAATTTATTACTTGAATCATGTACTCTTATTATTTTATATGCTTTTAAATGGTTCGAGTCTGCACTATCATTTATCGTAATCATATCACCTCTTTCTAAATTCATTCCTGAAGCCGAAGTTCCTGATACTAAAAAATTTGTATCTCCAGAAGCAATCGCTCCACTAACGGATATTGTTCCGCTACTTGCAGTTTGTGGCGAAGCGTGCTGTGGAAGTACGACAAAGAAAGGCTTTAATCTGCCTCTTCTTTCCTCTAAAAAATTATTTATTGGTTCAAATTCTGCCCTTGTCATAGGGTGATATGAAATTTCAATTTTCCAATGATGACCCACAATTGCACGAGTTATAACTCTTCCACTATTAGTACGAGTCATAGAGACTGGCTGTTCAGAGGTAAATTTAACGGACGCAAAACCCGGTCCGAAGTCTCCTGCTCCTGCATTAGTAGTAGACCCATCTGGCGCTACGTTAAACGCTGGGTCAGGTAATCTATTTGCAAAAGTTCCAAAAGTTGCCATTAGTAAGACCCTCCAGTTGAATCAAGTGTATCAACGTCTACTTGCTCTAGAAAACTTTCTCCATATCCATTTGCTGCTTCTCTTATCATTCCTATTATATTTCCTCTTTGTGATTGTATTGTTTGTTCTAATCCTGCTGCATCTACTGCATGTATAGTAAAGTTTACATTTGTTGCCATTTGTTGTTGTATTTGGTCATTTGGTGTTATATCTATAGGCATAGAAGGAGTTATTACTTCTGGACCTCTTTCTCCTACAACTACTCCTTCAGAACCAACTGCATAGCCTCTTCTTCCTGAAGCTGCAGGTCTAAAGTTGCTTATATCTCCTCTTCCTGCCTCTCCTCGTAAGTATGAAAGTTCTCCTCTACTTGCAGTTTGTGCTACATTTACTTCATTTGTTCTATTTCCTACAGATAATGCCCCCACATCAGTTGCAAAACTAGGAGCATCTCCTGCTACAAAACCTGAATATTGTTGTTTTGAAATCATAGCAACTTGTACCGCACCAATTGCTGCTATAGCTGCTGCAGCCGCTGCTGCTACAGCTGGTCCTGCTAATGGCATAGCAGATAAAGATGCAAATGCTCCCATAGCTGCTACTGCAGTATTCATAATGGTAAGAGCTATATTCATTTTTTTCTGTTGTTCAAAGTTTTTTCGAGCCATTGCTTCTTTTTGCATTTCCATTTTGTGAATTTTTATTAAAGACTCTCTTGACTTACCATCTTTTTTCTTTTCAGCTTCTATCTCTCTATCTATTCCGGCAATTCTTGCTTTATTATACCCGTCCATTGCTGCACCAACTCCTGCTAACATATTTGCAACTGAGCCCATAATTCCAGCAATATTTTTAACTGTCACTGTTCCAGCAGCTTCTACCGTTTCTAATACTTCTACTATTTCACCAAATCCCATACTAACTGAACTCATAAATTGACTTATACCAACAATTCCTGCACCTTCGGGTCCGAATACTGAGTGCATAAGTTGTCCAAATTGAGCAAATCTTTCTCCTATTACAATTAAACTAGCTCCTAGCATCGATTCCATATTTTGCATCAATTCACCAAATCTAAGCAAAAACGACTCAGGGCTAAAAAGCAATGTCATCGCTTTTCCTAATATTGCACCACCATCAGTTTGAGTTAATAAGTTTTCTCCTAAATCGCCAAAAAATTTGCTATATGCTTTAGTCAGTTCTGCAGCATTCTTTTGTGCTGCTGCTGTATTATTCTTATTAGTTTGGTTGAATTGTTCTTCTGTTGCTGAATACCCCTCTTTAAGAGCTGTAAATAATGTCCCATATGCTGAAATTTGGTCATCAATATTACTTAAATTAATATCTTTATTTTGCTCTTGTAATTCTTTAAGTCTTTCTTCCTCTTCTACACTAAATAAAGTTCTATCAGTCAGTGAAAACGGACTCGTGAACATAGTCCCTGGTATTTGTTTTGTTGCAGCTTTTTGTCGTTTTTCTAATTCTTTTTGTCTTGCAATATTTGCATCTCTTGCTTTCTTTTCTGCTTTCAATTCTTCTAATTTTGCTTGAGTTTGTGCTTGTTGAATTTTATTATTAGCTTTAAATACTTCATTTTCTGCTTTTAATATAGCCATTCTAGCCTCTGCTTCTTTTTCAGCAAGTTTAAATTTTTCTTGTGCTATTTCAAGATTTCGTAGTGCAGTTCTAGCAGTAAGTTTATCTGTTTCTATTCCTTGCTGTTTAAAAGTGATGTCCTTTGTTTCCTCAGTTAAATTTTTAATTTGATTTCTTATTTTTTCTTCTTCTCTTATTAACTTATTTAAGTTTTCTTGTTCTTTTACTGCTGCAAGAGCTGCTTCAGCTTTTACTATTGTATCATCTGCTATTTTATTTTCTAAAGTTTGAATTTCTTGTAGTAAAGACTTTTCTAATTCTAATGCTGCCTTAGCAACTCCGTCAGCACGTAATTCTTCCTCAGTTAAGCTTTTTGCTCTCTTAATTGCTCCGTCATTTAGCTGTAATAATAGTTTTTTACCTCTTATTTCTTCTTGAGTTACAACATTATTTAAAGCTTGAGTTGCTAATACTCGTGATTCTCCTTTTCCTAATTTGTCTATTAATTTAACTCTTTGTTGAACATCTTTAGCTAAAGCTTTTTGTGTAATTTCTTGCTGTCTTAATGAATCAAGAATGGCAACTACTCCAGGTAATTCTTTGTCTACTATCTCACCTTGTTTAATTTGTTGTTGTTTTATTAATTGTTTTTGTTGTGCAATGGCTTGTACATTATCTTTTAAATTTTGTCCAGTTAATAATTTACCTTGTTCAATTAATTTATTTAATTTTTGTTTTTGTGCATTTAGTTTTTTACCTGCAGCTAATGCTTCAGGACCTAGTAATAGTCTTACATTTGTTCCTATATCTTGTACTGCTTCTGCTACAGCGACTGCTACATCTACTTGACCTTCTACTGCTTGTTCTTTTACTCCGATTAGTTCTCTTTGAATACTACTTACATTTGCAAATACTTGGTCAAACTTTGTAGACTCTTCAGTACTTCGCATAAATTTTCCAACTTCTTTTTCAGCTTCTTTAAAGCCTGTTGATACTCCATCAACAGCTTCTGCTAATCCTGTAAATCTAGCTTCAAGTGTTTCAAAAAGCTGACCAACTCTTGTTGACATTTCTACACCTGAAAGTTTTGCATCACCTAATCTATGAATAAACTGACGTAAACTACCTCCAGTTAAGTCTTCTATTGCTCCAGATACTCGAGTTGAATTTTTTTCAAGTTCTATTAATGATTGAGTAAATGCATCTGCTTGAATAAATTCTTCAGCATCTATCTTAGCAAAAGCTAAGTTTGAAGGCGTGTTTGTCATAACAGCAGCAACCCCTCTAAAAGCTTTCTCAAATGCTCCCATTTGACTAACACTCTCAGGACCTTGTCCTGCTGCATTTAAAGCAGATTGTGTTTTTAGTGCTTGGTCGCCTACAGTCTTAAATAAGCCTCCAAGAACTCTAAACTCCGCTGTTAAAATTTTTGTATTAACACTTGCTCGTTTTTGAGATTCTGCAAGAGCGTCCATTTTTTTCGGAATATCATTAAGAACTCCGTCTAAATCCTCTAGTGCTGCATTAGCTGCTTCACTTTCATCTGTTACGAACCCAAGTACTCTTGCAAAAAATTTAAAAACATCTTTTAATATAGTAAAAGCAAAAAATACCTGTCCAAGTATAGGTATTGAATTTAGTAGTATAAGTCCAAAGCTTTTAATTGCAAGTCCAGTGGTTTTAAAAGCTGTTCGTACAAAAGCTAGTACTTTAGATAGTTTCATATTTTTAATACCTGCAATTCCAGTTTCAAAATTAATTCGGACAAGTTCAGCATAGTAAGTTTTTGAAGCAGAACTTATTCCTGTAAATACATTTTTAAGTTGTTTAAGTTTATCCTGATATCCAAAGGTTTGTCGACCTGCTTCTTCTATAACATCAATTTGTGCATCAGCAAAAGTTAAATTAGCTTCAGAAATTTCTAATGCTCGAGTAGCTTGTGCACTTACTTCTACATTTTGTAGATTTCTAACTTCTTGTTGAGTATCTTTTAATAAATTTATTCTTCGTGCTAAACCTTTGTTGCTTCTTCCATTTACTTTTTCAAATTCTTTTTGTTCTCTAGTAAGTTGTCCAATCTTTTGACCTAAACTTCTATTTGCACTCTTTAATTCATCAGCTGTTGCTTTTCCTTGTTTCATTTTTCCAAATATAGCATCAAAAGTTTTTAGTCCTTCTTTATTTGGTTTTATTGTTTCAGCAATAGCTCGCTGAGCACCTGCCCCTGCATCAATTGCTCCTTTAATTGAATTTCTTGCAGCTGCAGCTGCGTCTTTAGCACCCTGTGCCATATCCCCAAATGCTGGAATCATTCTTTTAACAATTCCACCTGAAAAGATAGTTACTGCTCCTAGAAATAATCCTGGTGAAGATAATAGTGCGCTAACTAATCCTTTAAGAGGTACATTAATAAAATTTAATATATTTTTAGTTAAGTCTGCGAAAGCCGCTGAGAGTTGGTCATAGGGGTTAGGGTCTACCTCTGCTAGCGCTGAGAATTTGTCTCGACCCTCTGTAATAATAGCATTTACAAATGCTTGTTGTCTTTCAAACCTTGTTAAGTTTCCTGCTGCTTTACCTAATGTTGCTGCAAAGTTTTCTGTAGCATCATCAAGACGAACCATAATACCTAATTCATCTAAAATTTCTGGTTCTAGTTTTATAGCACCTCGAGTCAATCTATCAAGTGCATCTCCCATATCTCTACCAAGTGCAAGTGAAGCATTTCGAGCAACTTCAGTTAAACCTTCCATTTCAGTAACTCCAAAACCAGCACTTGTAGCAACTGCAGCTGTAGTCATTGCTTGTTCTAGTGATACTGCATTTCCTGTTGCTTCTTTCAGTTTTCTTGCTACTAAATCTAAAGATTGACCAGTTTGATTACTAAAAGTTTCTAAACCTTCACCTAATTTTTCAACAGCTGCAGCTCTTGATAAAGCTCCGAAAGCTGCTGTAACAGCAAAGATGTTTGCGGCTAGTACTGCATATGCTCCTACAAGAGCACCTGCCCCACCTGAGCCGCCTCCACCTATTGTTTGATTTAATTTAGAAAAGCTTTTTGTAGCGTTAGCTGTACCTATGGTGCCTTGTTCAAATCGACCATAAGTTTTCTTCGATTGTTTTTCTAATTTTTCACTACTCCTAGAGGCTTTATCTGTACTTTTAGATAACTTTTCTGTATCTTTTGCAACTACAGAAAGCTTGTTGCCTTTTTGAACAACCTCTAATTGTATTAAAATATTACTATCTGCCATGTTTTTGTTTTATCTTTGCGTGTTCCGCTTTAAGCTTTTCTTGAGAAATTTTGATATTTCTCGCATCTAAATAAAGAAGTAAATCAAGTATAGTTTCTTCTAAATGTTTAGGTATATGTTTTAGTTTAAATAATAATTTTAGATTAGTATAGTCTTTGCCTACATACCCAACATCAGGGTATATTCTATCTCCTAAACTATTAAATATTTCTACAGTATCCCACAAACGCTCAGGAAAATCTTCCCAGTCTGCAGGACATTTTTCCCAATCTACTTCTTGACCAGTTTGCTCACACATCATGAGATACTGGTCTTTTGACATTCCTATATCTTTATTGTCCAGATACAGTGTCAGTTGTTTTTTTAGTTTGTCCAGACTCTCTGCTACGAAAATTCTCGAGGTCAAACACTACTTCATTTAGCCAATTATCAAACTCAGTCGAATTTTCAACTAAGAGTTTTGCATTGTCTAAGTCGTAGGGTAATTCCGCCTCCTTATCTTGATTTTTTAAGTCTACTAAAACTAAATCTTCTAAGTAACCTAACTGTAATCCTTTCCAATTTTTTACAGTAGCTTTAGTAAATTCATCTACAAATTTAGTTTCATCAAGACTGTCCTCAAACATTCTTGTCTTTCTATTGAACTTGTTAGTAGTACATCTTTTTCTAAGATTTACTAATTCTTTTCTTGATAGGTTTGCAAGTTCAACTTCAAAGCCTTCAAGTCCTGGAAATTCAACCCAGGTTGTCTTGGTATCTACCAATAACGATTTTAACTCCATGTTTTCTCCGTGTTAATAAGTTATAATTGTATTTAAGTTAGCAGGACTTGAAGTTAATCTAAAGTCTATGACATCTTGAAAAGCTTCTCCTACTTGTATCCTTTTTGTAAACATACAGCCTGTTAAAGCTGCTTGAAAGAAAGTTCCTCCATTCAATAAAGTTTTAATAGTAATATTACTATTTGTTGAAAAATCAAAAAAACTACTTGAGTTATTTGAAGTTAAAAACTGAGTAATATTTCCTGATACAACTCTATCTTCTAGAAGGAACCCATTTGGATACATTGCATTAGTATTGTTAGTTACTGAAAGGCTATCTTGTAAAGTATCATAACCTTTAAATTTAGTATTATTTTGCACAGCTAGTGTAGCGCCTACTAAATTTGGAACATCAGTTCCTCCTAATTCTACATCTAAAACTGGTGTGATGGGAGTGTATGTTGCACTCGGTGATACTACAGTTCCTGGAACTGTGAAATCTGAACCGCCTACTCTTGTTAATTTTTCTCCACTACCACTTACAGTTAAAGTTAAAGGACTTTCTACTTCAAATTCAAAATCTCCATCTTTAATATGACAGTTTTCTATTTTGAAAGCACTTTCAGTACTTACAACATACAAGTCAAAAGTTTTTACTAATTGTTCTCCTGAACTTGTATCATATTCTGTTAAAAGACTTTTTACTATTGTTTCATCTTTTTCTTCTGTAAGATAAACAGCAAACGAAAAATTTGCAGGGTTTGCTTTTGTTATTGTTGTCCCTTTAAACATTTTTGTCTGGTCGTGCAAAGTCTTTACTGTGTACGAATCTTCCGCAAATGTTTGGGAGATTGACACTTCGGGAGTCGTTCTTATAGAATAGCGACTCCCGCCGTGTACTATGAATACAGAGCTTTCTCTACGAAAGTTGTATACTGCCATGATTAGACCGTATGATTAGTAGTATAAGTACTATCACTGTGTTCAGTGAGTCCTTTATACTTAACAGTCATTTCATCTGCATTTGTTATGTCTGAGCCATGAGCTGCAAATTCAACACCTACTGAAATCAAGTCTGCGACTTCAATAGTTGGAACCTGTAGATGTGCTCTTGGAAGGTCAAATTCAACGATTGGTGTATCAGAAGAACCTCCTCCCATAAATAAACTCATATCAAAAGAGTTTCTGACTAAGTCAGTTGCACCAGCCAAATCAGCTAGTAATTGGTTTGAACCATTACCAGAACCACTTGAACCTGTAGTATTTAAGTACATAGTTAAGCTTCCACTAATTTGTCTTGCTCCTGAGAAAGAACCAATTGGTTTATCAATAAGTCCTAAAGTTTCAGGAGTTACATAAGTGATGTTGTTTGCTATAGTTATTGAACCACCTGTGATTGCAATATCATAAGTTTTTGAATCTAGTCCACCACTTGATGCTCCACTTCCCTGCTCTGCAGTTGTAAGTGTTAGCGTTGATAATTTGTTTCTTAAATAGTCTGCGTCATCTGGACCAGTAGTATCAACATAATTAAAAGCTTCTGCATTATTAATTGATGCATTAGCTGAATATGCTCCACCAGTATCTCCTGATGCAGTACTAAATACTGTATTCGGGTCTTCTATTGCAGTAGTAATTTGGTCAATAGTAGTTGAATTACCAGACCATGCAATTGTTGCTATTCCATCAATGGAAAAGTCAATTTCTGCTTGGTTTACTTGACATTCATTTAGTCTGTAAGTTGTATTTTCCAAAGCAAAGAAAATTGAGAGTTTTAATAACTCGTGGTGTTCTGACCTTGCGAAACTAACATCTGCATCAGTTGAATCTAATGTAACTGCTGCAGCACTTGTTCCAGTTAGTGCACCACCTGTAATGTCTTTACCTGCAATAGCTGCCCATAATATGTTTTCACACATACTATGTGTACCGTCTGTACCACTACTGTTTGTACCATGCTTATAAGGTCTTACATAAGTTGAGAAAGACCATTCTGCAGGTGGTAAAGAGTCATTAAATCTCTTTTGTCCTCTGTTTGGAGTTGCTCCCGCTTCATTGATTACAACATCTGTTGCATCACTTCCTTGAGAGAAGCTATAGCCATCTAATACACCTACTCTGAAAGTATTGGCGTTTGTGCCATTACCTTTAAATAAGCCAGTTCCTATTCTAGTACCATCTACTGTAGTTGTTCCTGCAACTGATGCTACTGTAACAACAAGTCCAGTTCCTGAACCTGAAGAATCATTTGCATCTCCTTGAGTTAATGTTTCACTATTAGCAAATCCACTTCCTCTAAAGTTGTTAGGTATATGTACTGCTGAAACTGCTCCAGAACCTCCAACTGCAGAAACAATAACTTTTGCATTGATTCCACTTCCAGAAGTATCTCCTGCTGCAAAAGTAATAACATCACCGACTGCATGACCAGAACCCGCAGTAGTAACAGTAGCCGTTCTGATGCCGCCTGTAGCGCCCACACCATTTGCTGAACTGACGTATACCTTGGTATTTCTTGATAGATTAAGTGCCATTTTTATCTCCTATCACATTGAAAGGGCTTAGCTAGATTTTTATCTGCTTCGCCGTTTCTTAATATCGTACTGTAACTGTCATTTCCCCAATTCCTAAAGGAGAAATTACTCCTTCATCGGTAGTGATACTATCAACTGTCATTGAAGTAGTCTTACCATTGGGTATTATGCTAGTGTCGTACACTAAAGCATCGCTTTCATCGATAATCTTTTCGATATCTTCGAATAGCGTTGCTAATTCTTCCTGAGCATCTTCTTCATTTCGAACGTATGCTCTAATTGTTAAATTTAAAAATCTCCATTTAAATCCTGCTGTCTGATATTCTCTTACTTCATCTCCTGCTATAATACAGACTTTCGGATATTCTTCTATTTCATCTAAAAACAACATTCTTCCTTTAACATTGTTAAACACATTTGAATTATAGGGGTGTTGCCCATTTATTAATTTTATTTTATCTACTATTGCATCTACTATTTTTCGACGCTTTGTTCTGTACTCAGTAGACATTAAACCCTCCTAAGTGTAAATTTTTGGTCTATAAATGCTGCTGCTAAGTTTCTAATACTTTTGCTTATAAGTGGCTTTGGATTATATCCAGTAGGCCATTGTCTTACGCCATTATTTTCAAATGTTTCATACGGATTTAGTTGATAAGTATAATCCGCTACAACACTTGCAGGTGCTTGTCTTAATCCTGTTAATCTTACGCTATTTGAAAACCTTCCTGTTTGATTTATAAGTGCAGGTCTTCCCATGTTTCTTCTAACTTCTGCAGGTAGCTTTTGGTTGATTGCTATTTGTACTTTTGCTAAGTCTAGTTGTCGTTTTCCAGTTCTTGATTTTTTGCCTCCCTTACCAGTTAATCTTATTTCTTTTGCTGCTATTCCTTTAGTTGCTGCTTTTTGAAGTTTAGTTAACTTACTTGTACTAATTCTTTTACCTTTTACACCTGTTTTTAATTTTTTTGTTCTTGTTGCTTTTGACCTTGAAGCTTTTACTTTTTTACCTTTAGCGATATCTGTAATATCTTTTACAATTTTATTTTCTACTGAAGGAGAACCTTTAACATCTCCTATTTTTATTTTACTTAAATAATTTTTTAAAGCTTCAGTTTGTCTTTTTAGTAGTAGTTTTTCTGCTGATGTTTGCATTAGTCTTTCATAATGTCTTTTAAAAGTTCGATTATACGCTTTACTTTCAGCTCTTATTTCAAGTCTAACTTCTCCTTTCATGGTATTAATAATGTTATCTTTCATTGTTTGAACATCTAGTTGTCCCATTTTTTGTAGTTCATTGTATGAATCTATTAAATCCTTGAAAGGTGTCCTCGATGCTTTCATTCCTTTTACATATGGAACATTCTGCATAAGTTCGAAACCAACCATTAACTTTTGAATTGCTTTTTTTCTTTTTCTTATATCTGCTACTGTTTTAATTTTAGCTTTTTTTAAGGCTTGTGCTGTTTTATCAGTTACCTTGCCTTCTACTGTAACTCTTCCTGCGCCTGCTTTAGTTTTAGCAACTTTAGATAGTTCATCTTCTAATTTTTGCAGTGCTTCTGCAACTAAAGCTAGTTGAATACTAATAGGAGTAACTTGTTGGTGACCCATATCTTTCTTTAAGGTACCAAATAGTACGTCAACTCTCTTTCGAAGAAGTTTGAATGCATCAAAGACATACATACCTTTTCTTCCAGTTCTAGGATTATCACGAAATTTGTCCAAGTGTCTAACATCAGTCGGTCCGACTAAATCTACATCACCTGCAGCGGTAGCTCTTTCTAATAAAGGTCCTCCGCTATCTTTCATATCTTCTCCGTCTTCCATAAATGCTTCAACTACTTCTGGTAAGAATACCATTAAATTCTTTATGTCTAGTACAACTTCCTCGCCGTCTTCTAAAAGTCTGTTTAAATTTATATAATGTTCCGTAGCTTCGTTTAGTGGTATTCGAGTTTGGTCTGTATGAAGAATTTGTAAGTTTTCTGTTATCTCAGCAGCAACCTTATCAATATCTTTTCCAGTGTTTAGGTCAATTCTAGAACTAACTTTTTTAGTCATTATTTATACAGTTTATAGAAATCAAGAATCCTTTTTATGTGGTCAGGAAACCCAATGTTTTCTCTTAGGCTGGTAGTAACTTGGTTACTAATCTGAGCTCCACTTATAGAAAGTCTTTCTTTTCTTTCATCTTTTAAGTAATATTTTACTAAGTCAAAAATTGCTAGTTTTAAATCTCCCGGAGTACTTGCGTATCCTGCTTTGTAAACTACTTTTACTGCCTTTCTTCCTTTTGGAAAAAATTTATCTGCAGTATCTTCTGTTCGAAAGATAGTGTCTGTTTCTTCGTCAACAGTAAATTCAAATTTGCCACTACCATCAGAATTTTCGGATATGAGGGTCACATATGAAGCTGATTGACTATCTCTTTCTTGTACAGAAGTTATAGCTACTATTGGACTTTCATCTAGCATTATTGCATTAGTATGATTATCTTTTATATCGAAGAACTCCGTTTTAGCAGAGCTAAAAAAGTCTACAAACGAAGTTCCGCAATATGTTTTTACGGCTTGGCTCACAGACGGAATGATAACATTCAATTTCGCATCTTCCGACACGCCATTGAGCCCAGCAAAATCTTTGTACTGTGCTAATGTTATCAAATTTGTTCCGCCTTGTGATACTGCCATAATTATAAGTGAGGGGATAAGGCTCCCCTCGAGCCATATCAATCTATTAGTTAGATTTGTATTTAAGAGCTTGTACTGAGTCAGCACCATCGATTAGGTCTAAGAAACCTATTCTTTGAGAAGCCACTAGGACTCTTCTTTGGTTTTCGACATCGTAGTCAGATTCTACTGTAACACCTCTTAATCTAGGCATTACGTAGTTTCTTGGGTATACAGCTACTGCGTTAAATTTAGAGTGAGCTTTAGCAGCGAACTCATCACAGATAAGTACTCTTGAACCAAATACTTGCCCGATTTCACCACTTAGCTTAGTAGCCATGTCACCAACTAAGTTCACATCTTGGAACTCAGCGTCGTTTAACAAGTCATAGTACACATCTTGAGATACTATGTAAACTACTTCACTTGGATTAACACCATATTTACCCATTGCTTTTCTTAAAGCTAGTAAGTCAGCTGCAGTAACAGCGTCAGTAGCAGCGAATGTACCACTTGGCTGTGTAGTGTTTGAATCGTTTGCCGCTAAGTGACAAAGTCCTTCAAAAGATGCTCCAGAAGTTCCGAATGCACCATCAGCGTCATCTCCTACTAAGATAGCATTTTCAATTGCTCTAGCATGAGACCTAACCATTGACTCTCTAATTAACGGAAGAATAGGCAAGATTGCATCTTCTTCAGTTTCATTACCAATGAATGATTTAGAGATTAATTTTTTAGTTGAGAGTGTTCTCTCAGTCATATCAATACCGCCAGCTGAACCTGGGTTGTATGCATCACCTCTTTGAGCCAAGTTACCGTGTGGTGAAGAACCACTAGCAGCTTGGTTTGCAGTAAATTCTGCATATCCAGAGTCTGGTAAGATTGGAATGATTTGAGTTGCAGAAGTCATTGGTATCTCTCTAAATAGAGGTGCTAATACTAATTCATTCTGGATATCTCTTTCAATGTTAGTTGAAACAACTTGCTCAAAATCAGCGGATGAAACAGCAACACCAGACATGGCATTTACTTTTTCCATTACGCCTTTGGCTAGATTAGTTTCAAATCCTTTTCCAGTAGCTAAACCTAACATTTTTGCGTCCATAATGTCAGCTTCAAATGCTTTTCTCCAGTCACTGTTTCCTCTGTCAGAGAAAACCCTTTTAGATTCTCTCATAGCTTCTATTTCAGCACTTCTGTCTTTTAATTCAGTTTCTAAAGACTTAATTACAGTCTCTAAATCTTCGTGCTTTTCTAGAACTCTTTCTTCGACATCAGAAACTAGCTTTTCAGCTCCAGTCATAACTGATGTTACAACTGTTTTCTGTTCTTCCTGCTTTGCTTCTTCAGCAGCCTTCACTTCAGCTTCTTCAACAGATTTTTCTTCCGCCTCAGCAGCTTCTTTTGCTTTCTGCTCAGCTTGTTGCATAGCAATTTTAGCAGAAGTATCTTCTGCTACTTTTTTTGCAAATGCTTCAAGGTCAAAGCCTTCAGGAGTTGTTTTATTGTCTTCAGACATATTTTTCTCCAATTTTGAGGATTTCTCCTCGCCTGGCTGCTCAATTTCAACAGCGTCTGCTGAGTCCATTGAGTTAGCCTTAACAAAATTCTTCTTAAACTCCTCGTAGTCGTCCATATTATCAAAAGACTTTGCTAGAGAGAACGTTGCTCCCTGATTGCAAGGTACTGATACTACAGAAACTTCAAAAAGTTCAGCGTCCTTTATCTTATATCCGTCGGTTTCGGTCATATAATCAGCGTCCTTAACTCTGAAACCAACAGAAAAAGCTCCAAGGACACCATCTTTAATTAAATCTTTAACATCGCCCGCTGCTTTAGATATCTTTGCTGAGATATCTAATCCTTTATCGTTCACTTCTAAACCTGTTGCTCTTCCAATAGGTTTATTATAGTCGTGATTAAACAATATAATAGGATTATTTTTAAAGTTTTCTAAACCACCTTTAGTCCAGGCATCACTTTCGATAATATCTCCAGCTCTATCAAGACCATTAGTACTAGCAGACCCTTTAATGTCTATACTACCATCATCTTGTTCGCCTAAATTTTTAAAAGTAGAAGTATAATGAAATATTTTATTCATACTTAGTCTCCTTTCTTTTTAGTAGCTTTTGCAACTGTTTTCTTTGGTGCAGCTTTTGGTTTGTTAATTGCATCTACCATTTCTGGTAAGTTGTAATTTAACATGCTGACCATACGAGCCCAAGAGTTAAAAGTTCTTTTAACTATTTGTACTCTAACAGGAGCGTCATTCTGAGCTTGATACTCTGAAATAGAAAGAATTTTTCCTTTCTTTTTAAAGTATTCGCCAAGAACTGTTAATGTTTTCATTTTAGGATTCGCCATCTATATTCTCCTCGTCTTGTGGTGGTCTTCCACCTTCTTCGGGATTTACCGCAGAACCTGCTATATTAGCTGGAACTCTTGGGTCATCAAATCCATCAACTGGTTCTTTGCCTAGTGCTTCTCTTGCTTCATTCGGGCTAATAATGCCTGTATTAACAAGAGTTGCATAATAGGCGGCTTGGTCTCTTAACTCAGGTTGTAACGCAGGAATCCTTGTTACATCTTCTGTGAGTTCGAAACCAAAGAATCTTTCAAAAGCATGTGCAACTTTTCTAACTATAGGTAATATAGTTTCAAGATAGTAAAGTCTGTGATTAGGTCTAATATTAGCATTATTACCACCGTCCATAAGGATTGGTGGTATTCCTAGTGCTTCTAGTATAACTTTTTCGTTTGCTTTGCAAGACTCCTGAAAGTCTAATTCTTTAAAGTTTACTTTAGTTAAATCATCAACTTCAAGTCCACCATCTAGAATTAAGGGTCTTTTACCTCCAGTTTTAGGATTGTATCTCATACTCCAAGCTTGTAACATTCTTTCTTTTATTTTTTCAGAAAGAGTATTAGGACTTTTTAGTACTAATCCAGGGACTGCTCCATTTTTAAAGAAGTTATCTTGAAAACTTCTCATATTGTCCAAGAGAACCATTGTTCTGTACGCAGGTTTCAATCTTGGTACGCCTCTATAAATTGAATTAAAACTGTTTTCTTTAATGTGAATAATCTCATTGACTGAATATTCTATCGTTGAATCATATTCATATTTTTGTATATAAGTTTTATCGTCAGTATAGATTTTAACTTTATCTGCTGGTAGATGGTAAAGATGAGCACCATCATAGTAGATAAATATGTTTCCATCTATTATTAGGTCGATAATTAAATTTCTTTTAAAAGCACTAACATCTTGAAAAGGATTTGGTGCTCTATTAAGTAGTATGTCTACTTTTGACCTTCTAATATCTTTTGCAACAGGTGTCATTCCTCTTAACTTTGCATTAACAGAGAAAGGTATTTCTGCTACATCATCAACTATCATATTTACAGCTCTATTTACTACTTCTAGTGCTTCATAAGCTGAACGATAATTTGATTTTATTTCTCTTGAGTCGACAGAGAGTCCTTCATCTCGAGCGATTGAGTATTGAGATGGATTTAACTTCTCCTCTCTCTCAATACCTAATAATCTGTCATACCACGCCATATTTTACTCTCTGTTTTTCAACCCATCGTTTTTGTTTCATTGCCGTGACTAATTTAGGTCGTTTTCCATAAATTGAGTGTAGTCGTAAATGATGCATATGGCACAGCGTCACAGCTTCATCGTAAAGTTCTTTTTCGTGCTTTTCTATAAATATTTCCCTAGCACTTAATATATCTCCTTCAGTTTCAACTTTTATACCTTGTTTCTGAATCCAATGGTCTAAAAGTTCTGTCAGTCCAAAGAAGTGATGAAAATCTAAATTTTCGGTTTCACCGCAGATATAACATTTATCATTCTTACGGTATCTTGATTTAGCTTTGTCTCGAACATATTTAACTAAATCTCTCTTTAAATTCATTATTTTTACTCTTTTTAGAATTATAACAAAAATCACATATAATGTCAAATGTTATTTTTGATAGGGGTCTTAAAAACTTGTCGCTGTAGTCTCGAACGTATACAGGGCATATCGAAGTGCATCAGCCATATGCGATGCTTGATTATGCTTTGGCTTTTCTTTTAATAAATTAGGGTTAGGGTCCCACTGATACTGGTCTAATGCCATAAGAGATTCACGACAAGTTTGATTAACAATAAGTTTATCATTATCTATTACTCCTGCAACATGACCAATACCATCTAATACTGATTTTTTAGCATTTATAGTGCTGATGTCATAATTTTGTGCAAAGTCAAATCTTGTTTGTGCTGCAGCAGAATCAATATAGATATAATCAATATTCCATTTATCTATAAGTTTTCTTATTTCTGCAGCATGCTGTTCAGTAGTTCGTTCACTATTTAGATATTCATCTACTAAGTAGAACTTTTCTTCTTCCCAGTCATACGCAATTACACAAAATGCAGTAGGGTCTTTATATCCTACATCAAGCCCAGCAAATACGTCCATTTTTGAAGTATCAAATTGAGATAAATCTGCTACACATTGCTCATGACTAAAAGACCAAACTTGACCTTCAAATACATTAAAGTCTGCTAAATATTCTTGTGCAAATTCTGCATCTGACATTCCTTTCTTTGCTTCAACAATATCTTGTTCGGATACTCTTGGATTTTCATGCCAAGTAGCTTTTATAGAACACCATTCAGGAAACTCATCACTAAATCCTCTGTGATAAAACTCAGCAAAATAATTATTTCGTCCTCTAGGAGTGGATATAAATATAGCTTTTGATTCATCTTTATCAAGTGTAGGTCTAAGTGCTACATTGAAAGCATCTCTACCATCAGTTAGTGCTGCTTCATCAAATATAATTAAATCATAACTTCTACCAACTACTGAGTCTACTTGATTGATTGAACCCATACGAATTGTAGAACTATTGGAAAGTTCAATAACTTTATCTTTTGCGTTATCTCTTACCATTTCTAAATCAAAATGTTTAATTAGTTGTCTTTGTAAATCAAAAGATATTTGTGATAGTGAATAGTTTGGTGACATTAGTAGTACATGACTATTTGGTACAAGACATACTAATTGTCCTATGATATTTGAAATGTAAGTTTTACCTTGCCTTCTAGCTACAGAGGCACAAATAAATCTATACTTTGGATTACTAACTGCATTTATGAGTGCAGTTTGAGAAGTGTTAGGTATTATTCCTAACAGTTGTAGGTAAGATTCTATAGGAAGTTTGATGAATCGTTCATCATCATGATATTCCATTAGATAGTCAGAAACTATATCACTTCTACTAATTTCAATCAATGTATTGTCTCGAAATTAGTCTCATCTTCATCTTCACTCAGTACAGGACTTAAAAATTCCTTGAGTTCAGCCATTTTGTATAAGTACAAGTAAGCACTACATAGTTGCAGGAAGTTAGCTTCCTTTTTATTAAGTTTTCTAGCTCTCTGTAGTACCTCTAAAGTATTAATATCTTTTTGTACTATAGCTGCCATTTCATCTAGCCATGCTTGTTTTTTGTGTATAGTTTCTGCCATAATAATTATCTTCTTCGTCCAGGAAATCTAGCTCGTTTAGGATTTGCAGTTTTACCGAACCTAGGTCCGATAGCTTTTGGTGCAGCTGCATATCTAAAAGATTCCATAGAGTTTGGGTTTTTCGAATTCACAGGAACTCCTGCCGCAGCATTCATATCACGAGTTACACCTCTATTTAATTTATGCTTACGAATTTTTTGAGTATTGTGAACACCAGTAGGTCCGCTTAAAAAGCCTCCAGTTCTAGCCATAGCTCTCTCCGTTACTTAGCGCCTTGCGCTTTTTCTTTTGCTCTAATTAAATCGTCCTTAATATCTACTTCTCCGTCCCAGTTTTTATCGTTACCAATAAGTATGTCCCAGAACTTTTTTAAGTATTCTTTAATTTTTAGCCAACTTTTCTTCAACATTTACTAACCTCTTAATTTCTGTTGTATTGTTTAATTTTAAAGATTTTTGAAGTTCTTTACTCCAAAGTAGTCTTTCTCTATATTTGGTTTGAAGTTTTTCTACCAATTCATGAGTTCTTCGAATCTCATCTAGAAACTCTTGCATGTTATCTCCTTCTTCGGCGCCTCCTTTTAGTGAAAGTTTTGACATTGGTGGGTTTCCCTCCAACACCTTGAGCTTTTGCTCTTTTCCTACGGACTGCCGACTTTTTTTGATTTGCGGTCATTTTCGCCGCTACTCGCTGAGGGACACACTTGGGATATCCTCCTCTTGCTGTCCTCGCTTTCTTACGACCACAAGGTGGGTGTTTACCACTTTTCGTTTTACGACTAATGTCTACCCAGTTTTCTTTAAACCAAGTAGTTAATCCACCTTTAGGTTTTGCCATTATCTTTTTCTCTTTCTCAATGCATTTTTATATGCAGTATGAGAACTTCCTGGCATAAATCTTTTAGCTTTGCCTCTTCCATGTGCATGTATTCCTTTTAGTCCTAATCTTGATGCTGCTTTTCTAGCTGGTCCAGGCGTTTTATATACATGTTTATTTCTTAAAAATGCTGCGTGTTTTCGTTTATTCAATGACATAATTACCCCATTCTATATCTTCCGCCTCTTGCTTTATAAGTTCTCACAAGCCAGCCATTTGCGTATGCACTAGGATATACCTTGAACTTTCTTTTTGCTTCTGCTTTTACTCTAGCATATAAAGCTTTATTCGTAGGTACAGGTCTTTTCTTCTTTGCCTTTCTTCTAGTTCGTTTTCTAACCACGCTTTTCTCTTAGTTCATTTAAGAACGCTCTGTCTTGTTGAATAATTATTGATTGCTTTGTTTGTCTATTGCCTCCTTTTGTATATTCAGGGTGAGACCAAAGATATTCACATACTTTTTGTTTACGATTTCTATTTTCTACAAAGTTCTCTAATTCATCAACTGACATATTTGTTAAGTAAACAACTGCATCATATTTATCAATGTTCCAGTTTTGCTCACTATTTATAACTTTAGTTTTTGTAAATTCTGTAATATTGATTCTGCCCTTCTTGTAACTATTGTAACTCCAAGGGCAGACATCTTTAATGGAATGAAAATAAGTAAGCCAACTATCCTCTGCTACTTCTTCTTTTCTTTCCACGCTTTTTCTTCCCGTTCTTTTTCTTCTTACCCATACCTTTTTGTTTAGCAAGAATAGCTCTCTGTAGAGCTTTAGGAAGTTTCTTTTGCTTCGCTGTTAATGCCATTTTAACTCCTATGTCCAACGAGGTGGCTCGTCAGGACACTCTGCCCATCGAAGTTTAGTTTTGAGGGGCATAAAGCAACCACAAAGGTTGCAAAACTTAAAAAACTTGTTTAGATGTTCACACTCTAAACAAATTTTATATCGTTCATGATGACTGTTTTTTACCTGCTTCCATCGCTGCTTCTGCGTTGGCTTTGGTGTTATATCCTGCGATGGCACCATCATAAGTCCAGAATCCATCTTTTTCATAAACTTTTGCCTTTTCTTGTTTTTTAGATTTCATGTCTTTTGTTCCATATCCTGCGAACATTATTCGCCTTTCTTAACCATGCTGGATACTTTTGATACCCAGCCCATAATTATTGTTTGTACGTATTTAGCCCAAGTAGGTTGTGGTAAATTCCAGCCTATAAATAGTCCTACAAGTACCCAAAAAATTATATCTAACATATAATCTCCTAATGGATATTAAGCAATGTAATAATTAAACCTGCTCCACCAACAAGCAAACAACCAGCAGTAGAAATCATAATAGTTTCTATTCTGGAAACTTGTTTATCTATATTGTCAAAGCGGTTAAATGCAGTTTTCCATCTTTCCGCACAGACAGCTTCATGCTTTGCAAGTTCTAGTGCCACTTCATCGGCTTCCATTGCTTTTTCTCCTTCTTAGTAAACTTAATCTTTTACTTTTAATTGTAATTATACCAAAAATATAGTTGATTGTCAAGTGCTATTTTTCGTTGGTCAAAATAGAACTTGAACTACTACCATTTAACCTTATCTGCCCAATATGCAGCAGACATTCTTCCTTTGGCTATGTTCCTTCTATGTCTTGCTTTGAAAGACTTTCGTTTAGCTTTCATTCGTGCAGATTCACCTTTTTTAGGTTTACCTGCAGTTTCAGCTCCTTGCTGTCCAAAGCGAATAGTTTTAATTCTATCTCCAACTTTTGCAACAACTATATGTGACTTAGTTGGGTGGCTAGGTGTTCTCTTTGGTTTGTTAAAACCACTAACGCCTGCTCTTGCGAGTCTTGGGTCTCGCTTTTTTCGTCTTGTTTTTCTTGGCATTGTTTGCCCTCCTTAAACTAGCTTTTCCTGCTCGGAATATAGAAGCTACAGTTTTCTTTCCCATAACTCTAGCTCTTTGCTCTCCTACTGTAAGTATTTGAATTTTACGAGCATATGATTTACGAACTCTTTTTACTTTTCTGACAGTTGCTCTAGCGTCTTTCATAGTAGCAAACTTAATCCTAACCGTATCTTTAGGATTTTCGTCAGTATATAATCTTCTTCCAGAACCTTTTGGTTTTTTACCTGTTCCTTTTCTTGGGTCTTTTCTTTTTACCATAACCTGATGCGTAGATTGCTCTTCCTTGCTTTTCAGCTTCTTTTTTTGTTTTATAAATCTTTCCAGACTTACCCCACCTGTAACCACCTTTTACTTTTCTAACGGGCATTTTTATACTTGCCTCCTCTCTTTTGTCTTTTACAGTACTGTTTCTGTGAAAAACCTCTTGGTCTACTACAGTTTATTTTTCTTTTTCGGCTCATTGACCATTTTCTTTTTCTCATTGTTGTGTTACCGATATTGAACAACCACCGCTAGTATAACAATAATTAGTTACACTATATGATTTGTTGCTTCCTGCATTTTGAATAAGACTTATATCTGTTGGTTGAGTTCCATATAGTCTTACATCTGCAGTATGACTTCCAGTATTTGTTTGGCTTAGAAAAACATCATTACTATCATTAAATATATCTAAATTTATGTAGTGTCCTCCACCGCCTCTTTGTACAGTTCGTATATCATTACTATCTCCCTCAACATGTAACCAGTATCTATGTCCAGAAGAACTACTGTTTGTTCTTTGAACCATTTGAACATCATTATAGTCGCCTGTTATGTTGATATGACTAAATGTATCTCCGTATTCGGAGTTATCGATTGTAAATGTTCCATTTGTACCTATATTCCAACCAGTTGCTAAAGCTAAATTATTTCCTGTTCCATCTATTTGTCTTATCTCAATTATATGCTGGTCAGACGCACTTCCTTTATTTTTATGCTGTCTAATATCTAACGAGTTGTTATCACCTACTATTCCTTCGTCCCAACTTCTCCAACGCCTAATGACATTTGAATATCCAACTTGTTCGATATTTAAGTTTAAGTTATCTCCACTTTGTTCAATAGTTATTTGATTATCAGCAGTATATAAATAAAAAGGTAGTAGTAAAATTAATAGTCTCATTTCTCGTCTCTCCTAACCATTTTATCATTCAAGTCACATAAATCTTTCATTTTACGAAAATTTGAATTTACATAACATATATGTAAAATTTTTGAATTTAAGTTGTTATTTATACTTATTTTATTTACGGTACTTTTCAATATTTTAGATATAAATAAATTTACTAATGAAAGTGCCGAAGAAGTTACTCGGCAGATATAATTTTTGTAAATATTTTTTGATATTTTCATTGTACTTGTGTTATCGTAATCATTGCAGAAGTTCCGTCTCCTACGGTTATAATACTCTCTTTTTGGTCTGTGATTGTATTAATATAAGCATTTGAATCTATTGGTATTCTTATGCTAATTATACCATCAACTTGACGATAAAACCAAACAAACCCCGTATCTTCAATAATAGTATTATATTGTGTATCTGGGTCAAGTCCTGGTTGAGTTCCCTCTATAGTTATACCATCAAAACCTTCGGAAGACTTTCTATCTAATAAATCTGATTCCTCAATAATAAGTAATAAATCTTGTAAGAAATCAACATCTAGTAAATCAATGTCAAGTTCTGAGAAACTCCAATCTTGGTCTTCCTGTAAATAATCTTTTTCTAATTCGTTAAACTCTAAGAAGTCCGCAGTTAAAATATTATTAGAACTATTCTCTGTTCTAGTTTCCTCTTGCACTCTTTGTATCTCTTGAGGCGGACTTACTATAAATAAGTTATCAATCTGTGCAACTGTAATATTCTCAATCTGCACAGGATTTGCTGGAGGAGTAGATATTGTCGATACTATAGTAGCTTGAAACGCTTGATTCAAAGTTACTGTCCCTCCTTCGTTTGTAACTGTTATTTCTCCTGATGAATCTCCATCTTTATTTGGAAGTAGTATTACTAAAGTTCTATCTAATTCATCAACAGTTACTGTGAAATCTGTTCCTCTAATACCGATTGTTGCAGTATTAGTTTTTAATTTTATATTTTCTTTCTTCATTTTGCCAATGGAACCACTAATAAATCGTGCTGTTCCTTTAGCAAAAGACAACGCCATTTTTGAGTTGTCTGGGTTTGCATCATAAACAAATTGGTCTATGACTACTGTGGAGTTCTCGGTGATTCTAATTTGTGAGTCGTCCAAGAACTCTACAGCCATTCGTCCGTTGCCTGTCATCAGGGAGTCCATAAATTCTACTCCACTTCCGACTTCGGCAACAAACTCTTGAGTCTGTCTGGAGATTGCTCCATTACCAGACTGCTCTGTGATATCGCCTACTTTTTCAGCATACACTATGCTTGAAAATAGACTAATCGCCAGTATCTTTTTGATTGATAGTAACTGTCGCATCATCTGAAGTTATATCAATATTAATTATGCCTGAACAGCTAGAAGTACCTTGTGGGCATGTGCCTGACTGTTGAATTATATCAATGTCACCGTCACTTCCAGAAAATTCTGCTGTTAAAAGTTGGTCTGCATCTTTTTGTAGTGTGTTAATATCGTTGTTTCCGCCTGTGATTGTCCAATCCCATTTAACATTACTAGAATCAACAACTGTAGTAAATACATTTGAGCTTCCTGTTAGTGTTAAATCATAGTTTAAGAAAGTAGCAGATTGGTTAGCACCAATATCTACATTCCAACTATTTGAACTACCTGTAACTGTTAAGTCTAAATCTAAGTTACTTGCTGCGGAGTTACCACCGATATTCCAATCATAAACATTGCTATCACCAGTAAATACCATATCAATATTAGAGTTACTTAATACGATAGGTCCGAATAACTGGTTTGAGTTTCCAATTTGGTCTACGTTAAAAGTAATATTGCTTCCTGTTATCATCATGTCACTTGCGCAGGCTCCACTTGATATAGTACCACAAAACTTATTACCGTAACCAACTTGGTCAATTGTTAAGGTTAGAGTGTCTCCAGATTGTTCAAGAAAAATCTCGTTATCTGTAGCATCACCTAATATCCACGCAGAAAAAGTCAGAACAATTAGTGCACATAATTTATTCATCTTTCTCTCCTTGCTCTTGGAATTTCCAAAAGCCTCTGTCATCGCCTTGACGAATCATTGCGACAACGCTGGCCTCAATGGCCGAACGAACTGCTACGGTTACGCTTTCATTATCAGCGACACCGTCTTCTATCTCTATTAGATTTGTGTCTGTGTCTACAAACTTAAATACATCAAATCCTGTTCCAACGGATAGAATTGTTTTCTTTGTCTGAACATTAAGTAGTATTTCTCCTGTGAGAACACTTACTCCTCGTAAACTAAAAGTAACAATATCTTTTCTGTAAGTTGTTGAGTGTCCAATACCTAATGCTCTTGCTCCTCTACCACCGCTTGTAATATTTGTGTCATATCCTATTATGCCACCTTCTAATATAATACCTGCAAATAGTAAAGGCTGTAATCCTTTATTTTCGTTATGGTCTTCACGAGTACTTCTTACGATTTGTCTTTCTCTTACTAAGTGGTCAATACCATGTCTTTCTACAACTCTAAACCACTTTCCACTCGCTGCTGTTTTTAGTGCATCAATTAATAATTCTGTGCAACCTTGAGTTACTGCAGTACTAAAATCAGCTAAACTGTCTCTTCTTTTTCTTTGTCCTGTTAAATCTTTACAGTTATAAACTGCAACTACTGGCATTATTGCTGCTGGCTCTATTTCTAATAATTCTTTATAAGTAGGAAGTTTAACTATTTCTGGTTCTTCAATACATTGACCAAATTCTTTCATTAATCCTTTTTCACAAGAATCAGTAACAGAAGGAATACTTGCACAGCTAGCAAGTAATAAAACTAGCGTGATGGATAGAAGTTTCATTAAAATCCTCCAGTACCTATTGGTATGACAATTTCAGTTGATGAACCATCTTCATCTTGAATAGTCATTATAATGGCATCTACACAGATACCATCTTCATCACATTGCTCTCCTCTACGATAGTTTATAGTATTTCCTTCCAATGCAAATGAACCATTATTTACATCTGTTTCATTTCCAAACATATTATCAACAAGTTGTTTTGATAACTGTGCATAAATTCTACTTTCTAAATTTCTTACAAATTTTGCAAGAGTAGTATTCTCTCCTGCTCTTAATTCTGCTTTTAGTGCTGCTTCAATATCGTCTTGAATTTTTTCTTTTCTTGATTTTTCTTGATTTTCTATTGTAAGATAGTGTGCAGAAGTACCCTGCCCACTGAAAGAAGGGTTTTTAAATTTTTGTACTATTTCATCACTTATTAGTATTGGACTTATTAGTATTAGTATTAGGAACTTCATTAAGTTTTCCCTCTTCTTTTAATTCTGTTACAGTATTTACTTTTTGCTGTAAACGAATCATATCTTGGTCTAGTAACCTGAGTTGGTCAGTAAGTCTTATAATTGTGGCTTTCATTGAAGCCAAGGCGGGGTTGATAGTTTTAGTTATAGTTTGCCATACAAAAAATACAAAATAGCCGAGACCGACTATCATAACTACCTCGAATCCAAAGGTTTCTATTAGATAGACTATATCCACTAGTCTCTCCTAGCGTCTATCTTTCCGTCCTCTACGAAGTTTTGTGCTCTTGCAATTCTATCTAAATCTGGGGATAATCCTATGACACTAGATACTGAAGTATCTATACGAATAATGTCATTGTTCATAACTGTTGCTCTAGTGATAAGCATTTTTGAAATGCCTTCAATGGCTTGAATTTGAGAAACCAAACCATTCATTTGTTGTTTCATAATGATGAAAATAAAATAAGCCATAGTGATAGCCCCAGCTATAGGCAACCCTAATTCTGCGACTAATGTAAATATTTCTCCCATTGTTGTTCTGTGTTTTAATCTTTGAGTATCTTTAAGATTTCAACAATTTTTGGTTTTTTAAAAGGGTCATCTGTTACTACATAAATCCCTATAAGTCCCCAAGCAAAAAGTGATAATCCTAGAACTCCTATTATAAATTGTACCATAAATTATTTTTTGTCTAGCAGTTTTTTCATTAATTCTCCATAATTGCCCTGACCGAATGGAACTTCTGCGTTTATTTGTACATTATTTTGTGTTTTTATTTGTGACGCTTTTGCCTTTTCCAATTCAGTTTGAGCTTTCATCTCGTCCATACGCATTTTATGTGCTAGTGCGTATAAGTCTGCTAAATCTTTATTACTATATATTTCGGATTCTTCTGCCTCCTCCAGCTTTTTCTCTATCAAACTATCCAGAGCTTGTCCAAGTTTAAAACGGTTTCTGTATCCTGTGTCTAAAAAGACTTGGTCTACATACGCTTTTACTTCTCTTTTTCCTAGAAACTCTGATACTTCTGCTTCATCAATATTTAGGTGTGATGAAACTAACTGAACACTACCTAGTTGTAGATAAGCATTCGCAATCTCGAGTCCTTCAGGACTTATTCTGGTTGATATTTCTTTACTCATAATTTGTATTATATCAATTTTCAAATCAAATGTCAAGCACTATTTTCATGATGTTATCATAATTGATGAGTTCGCCGAGTATAAAACGAGTTTTTCAAAAATTCCAAAGTAGTACATGAAGGTGTGTCCAGCGAGACATATAACTTTTCGGTCTAAGAACTGCCCTCCCTTATAACTTTTTGTTCTTATAACTTTGAGGAATATGCTTATGAATTTTCAGGAATTCTATTGTTTACTTCTGAGAAACCTGTAATATGAATTTGTTGGTAAGGAATATGAAACTGACACCTAGCAAAAATAAGGCAAAATTTGCCGAGACCGAAAGGGGCTGAACAAAAAGAAATTTTTGGGATAATAGGAAACAGGGAGGACTTGCCGAAGGAAACAGGATTTCCAACCTATCGGGATAACGATATAAAATAAAAACTGTAAAATTTTAATTACTTTCATATGAGGTTAATTATGCAAAAAGATAAACTCTCGAGATTGTCTGAAAAGCAAAGATTGATTTCTTCAATCAATGGCAAGGTTATGAAACTTGAAGATAAGGTTGCATACTTCGGTATGGTACTCGTTCAAGGTGCATTACTTCCGAGCCACTTCTCAGGACAATTTCCACATTGGACACTACCTTTCTTTTTGGTCATTGGTCTATGTTGTTATCAATATAGAGCATATGTTCAACGAGATGTGGTTTATACCATAGGGAATATGACAGGGATATTTCTTAATGGCTCAATGCTAATTAGGATATTATTCTTCTCATAGGGTTTAAGGCGTGGCTACCTTTCTAAACGCCACGCCACTTTTTTTAAGAGGTGGTTTATGACTACTGATAAAGAAACTGTTTGGTGTGTAGAACTTTACGAGGGAAACGAACTTGAAAACATATTCTGTTTTCAAGACGAGAAACTTGCTAATGGTTTTTACTCATACTTACGCAGACACCAATGCAAAGCGAGATTAGTTATATCAGATTTTGATAAGCTAATGCGTAAGCATGGTCGTGTAATTTTCTCTGACCGAATATCACGCATTAGAGATTTAGCACTTGCTAACTAATGCGAATTTTCGAGAAGAAAAAATACATTGAGACTGAATACGAAGAAAGGCACATTGAAAACTTGAATAAAGCCAATGTGCCTTTTGTTGTGAAGGAAAGACGAGAAATAACATCTTATGTTGGACTTGCTTACTTCATATACTCAATCATTCTTGATTGTTTCGTGTTGGTTGGCATTGGTTGGGCATTGTTAAATTTAGATAAACTTCTTTAACAATACGAGCGAAGGGAACACGCTCTCAGATGTTCCCACTTTTTGCGAGGTACAACTCATGAGCGAGCAAAAGGAAAAGAAACCGACTAAAAAGGTTTTGATACGAGAGATTGCCGAATTATCGGACTCTTTCAACCTTACTAGCTTAGAGCGTACAAACATCGAAAATCTAATTCAGATTAAGATGTTGTTAGGCTCTAAATAGAGGGTAATTATGGGTGGCTAGGAATGGTTAACAGACTTTCTAGCTAATAAGGTTAAGCCGAGCAACCTTTTTTAATGCTCGGCACAACCTAGATTATTATGGATAAAACATTTATTTATAATGATGAATTGTCCTTTGACGAAAACTACAAGATTTGGCAAAAACTAAATCGAGAAGAAAGGCGTCATTGGGGTATGCAACAACGAACCGATAAGGAACAATTTGCAAAATTCATTGAAATTTGGGGAAACAAACGCAAAGGTTTTGATGATGTCTACTGATAACGACAAACCGATAAAGCCTAGCGATAGCATAATAGATTATCCCGATGTTGCAAAAGCAACTGTCTCGGAAATCAAAGACTATTTATCCTTGTGGGCAAATGGTAAAGATTATTATGCTATTAAATGGTATGTAAGATATTTAGAAGATGAACACACCTTTTATTCAGACAGAGGAAACTTTGTTATCTTACATAAAATTGAGATTGTGCTTTCGTATATACGAAATCATCTTCGAGATTTTATCTAGCGTTTAATATGGTTTAAGGCTCGGCTACCATTTTCAAATGCCGAGCCATAATTGGAGAAAAGACATTGAGTTTATTTGAACAGATTAGCGAAAAGCTATCTCAAAAATGCTTGTATGTTGTTTCCTTAGCTAACTATCCAAAGGGAGAAATATCACGACCTGATACTATCACTAAGGGTGGTTATACTGAAGATGATATTGAATATAGAATTTCAAAATTCAACTTCTCAGGAAAACTCAAGGGCAAGGAAAAAAATATTTCTATAGATTATAGACATTTCCGATTTAATGCAGACAGCTTAGAAAAGCTGTTACATTTGGTTTTAAAAATCAAAGGTGTTGAAAAGGTTAATGACAAAAATCTAGGCTCAGGTTATACAGAATGGTACTTTTGCTCACCACAGCAAATGAATGCTCATGTATTAACCACTATTCGAGCATATCGCAAAATTCTCAAAGAGAAAAAAGCGAAAAAGAAAAAGGTTTAACCTTGCCAAAGGTGGTCATGCCCTTGTTTATTACATTTCATTTCATCAAATGAGGGCATGACTTTTTTTAACTAGACATTGACTAATTCCGAAGAATAAAGAATTGGTCAATGTCGCAACCAAAAAAATTATGAAACATTTAAGACACAGACAGAAAAAACAAATAAATGCTGAATTATATCTCTATAGATATATGATGTTTTCTATTCTGGGTTTCTGTATTGGTTATTTTGTGGGTGGCTCTATATGAAACCACTTAGAAAAAACTACAACATTGTATTTTTAGATATTGATGGAACGATTGTTGATAGCACACACAGACAGAATGCGTTTGGGAAACCAAACGCTCTGTCATTGGACTATTGGCTAAAAAATGCAACTAGAAAAAATATCTTCAAGGATAAGATTTTAGATAACCTTGCTTTACATATTAAGAAAAGATATTTAGAGGGCGATTATATTGTTATCACTACTGCCAGAACATTAACTCAAAATGATTTAGATTATTTGCATGATAAGGGTATCCCTTACCATTCGATAATCTCACGACCTGAGAATTGTTCGGATAAAGATGACACTTTCAAATATAATCGAATGAAAAAATTTCTTAACTTGAAATGGACACAAGGCAGACAAAAATATTTATATGATGATAATTGGGAAAATCTAAACGCTGGAATGAAACTCGGAATTACTCCGAGATACGCAGTCAATTGGATTTAACCTTGCCCAGAGAAATCCCAGCAGATCTGCTGGGATTTCCGAAATCCTGAATGAGAATGACTCTCATTTGGGATTTTCCAAAAAAAATTTTTTTTGCGCCTATGCGCCTAAGTAGTAGTTCAACAATGAATTTTCGTGGAACATGCGCCTAAGTAGTAGTTCAACAACGAAGTCTCTTGTCTACTTTTTTGGTAACACGTTATCCACAGGTTATCCACAGGTCTGTTTGCGCCCATTATAACACACCATTTCAGATTTGTCAATACTTTTTTTCATCTTTTTACAAAAAAATTTATTCACGAGTCTCCTACTCAGCCCCTGACCCACCCTGGTATTATATCACATTTTTTCTCTCCTGTCAAGAAATTTCTTATACCGATTTGGAATAAAAAATATTATGCTTAGCATAATTAATTCTTTGACAAGCACATCTTTTTCCCCTATTATATACACATAATTTAGAGAGGTCAAAAATGGAAAAAACTAAAAAAATCACTAAAAAAGAACTTTATGCTCAAATCGTAGCTAAAGGCGTAGACAAGAAAATCGCTGACTCTTTGCTTCGTGCTAACATTGACACAATCAAATTCGTCAACGACTTAATCTAACGCAATGCCCTTATAACCAAAAGTTATAAGGGCGCTTTGCGCCCATTTTACCACATCTTTTTATTTTTGTCAATACATATTTGATGCCACGCGTCACTTTTTGACGCACCTAGTCTCGGCGGGCGCCCATTATACCACAGCCCTTTAAAATTGTCAAGAAATTTTTTAAAATAAGCATAAATTATTTAAACAGGCAAGGTCTTTTTTGACATAGGCAACCAAATTAAACCCTTATAAATCAACCTCAGG